CGGGGCGACGTCGAACGGCCCGAACGAGAACGTGTAGTCCTTGTAGCCCGTCCCGCTGATGCCCCGACCGCTTACAATCGAGTAGGAGCCGCCCGCGGGCGTCCTTACCGTGTCGCCCGCCGCGATGGCGTCCACGACGGCGTCGGTACCGCTGTACATGACGCGCACGCGGTCGCCCGCATGGGCGCCCATGACGTGCGCCGCGGCGGGAACTGCCACGGTCGCGTTGGCGATCGTGACGTCCATCGTGCCGTCGGAGTTGGCCTGCGAGACGGTGCCCCACCGCCACTTCGCGGTCGGGTCGGCCGCGGTCGGTGCCAGCACGTCGGCTATGCGCTGCGCGGAGTCGCTTACGTTAGACACGCTCGAACCTCCTTAGCTCGGAAGTCGTGATGCAGCCGCCCGTTCCGACCTCGATGGTCTGCCGGCGGATGGCGAACTTGCCGGAGATGCCGACGGACGGCCACGAGACGGCCACGACGTCGCCCGTGCGGGCGCCGCACCATACGTGCTTGATAGTGACGCGGTGGACGATGGAGCGCGTGCCGTCCAGCAGCTCCTTGGCCTTTGCGTCGGCCTCGGCCTGCGTGGCTCCGTTGTGGAACGTGTACGCGGCGGCCTTGCGCCTGCCGTAGTTGGCGATGCTCCACGGCGACGCGGGGTCTTCGTCGGTCGCGGTGCCCACCACCGTCGCGTCCTCCGTCTCGAAGACGGCGACGACCACGTTGCACACCTTCGACGCGTCCAGCTCGTCCTCGGCCTCGTCTAGGAACGTGGCGTTCTGGCCCTCGGCGAACGTCCACACGGGCTCGCCGTCGTAGTCGATGGGCTTTAGGAGCTGGATGCGCCCGTATTGGTCGGTCTTGGCGGCGCGTGCGCCCTGCGTCTGCGTCATGATCGTGTTGTAGGCGGAGAGAACCGTGCCGCCGTCGTCGGTGGGGACGCCCATGCCGAAGCTCATGGTCGTGCCGACCGCCTGCGCCACGGGCGCGTCGCCCTCTGCGAACGTGATGTTTCGCTGCCGCACGATCAAACCAGCGTACGCCCATCCGTTCATGCCCTTCGGCACGACGAGCGGCGTCTCGAACATATCCTGCTGCAGCTCGATGAGCCTGCCGTCGAGCGTCGCGGTGCATTCCGCGAACGCCTCGCCGTCGGAGCCGTGGACGTCATAGCTCGGGACGCTCACGTTGTAGGTGCCCAGCACGACGTCCTCGGTCGTGCCGTCGGCGAACGTGGCGCGCATGCGGCACCTGAGCAGGTCGCTGCCCAGGTCGAGCCGTCCCGTGCACAGCGCGTCGCCCGTCTCGTACGTCTCGGTGCTGTCGTTGGTCTGCAGCGTCGCCTTGCGTATGCCGTCCACCTGCTCCGTCTCGGTGCCGATGGAGTAGAAGTCGGGGTCGCGGAACTGGTCGGGGTCGTAGATGCCATAGGATGCCCTCGGCACCCTCCACCACGAATACTCCGCGTCGAACGGTTCAGACCAATCTGCCATTATGCCTCCTTGAAGCGAACAGCCTCCCAGCTGAGCGACACGCGCCAAACCTGCCCAATGCCGTGAGAGATGGACGGGCGCACGCGGGCGCGCCAGCGATGCCCGAACGGGTCGCGCAGCCACATGACGGGGCTTGTGCGGCATGCCGTGCGCAGCCAGTCGGCGTCGTCGTTCATCACGGTGTCGAACGCCAGCGTGCCGCTCTCGTCGCGGTCGGGCGTGCCGTACCACACGGGCAGGCCGTCCCCCGCCCCGCCGTCGGCGAAGTGGTAGGAGTCGCCGCCCTGTTCGAGCGAGTAGGATGCCTGCGGGTTGTATCGCAGCGTGCGGGCGTGCATCTCGCCGCCACGGTCGATGTAGTTGAGCGCCCAGCACCGCGTGTCGATGATCGCGGGGACGTCGGCGGTGGACATGGCACCCGTCGCGGCGTAGGCCGATACCTCGTACGTGTACTCGACGCCCAGCTGCGGCAGATGGTCGGTCACGGAGTCGCCGCTCGAAAGCCCCTCGGCGATAACTGTCCTGCTGCCGTCCGTGCCGATGCGGACGACCGATATGGATGCTGTCGCGGGCTCTGTCATCTCGGCGAACTGGATGTTGCTGCCGCTGATGGTGTACGGAGCGTCAACAACGGCATCGGTGCCGTCGAGCGCGAAATACCCGTCGCGGAACACGGCGTTCGTGCCCTCGAAGCGCACTACCCAGTCGTCGGCCTCGTCGCCGGCGACGGCGGTGATGGTCGCGGCGAGCGTTTCCTCGTCCACGTCCATCGTCACGGTGGGGATGCGCGGCGGCGTCCAATTCTCCTCGAACGCCACGGTCGCAGACGTCTCCAAACCGACGCCGTTGCGCACGGTCGCCGTGGCGGCGTAGCCGTGGCCGTTCTCGAGGGCGATGTCAGATGCGCCCAGCTCCACGGAGCGGAGCGCGCCGTCGAGCGTCCCGTCATAGGCGGTCGTCCCCGCCGTGGTGTCGCGCACGACGATGCGCGTCGACGAGATGCCCGTATCGTCCGATGCCGTCCACTCGATGCTGAGCGGGTAGCCCAGCAGCGTCGCGCCCGCGGTCGGCGCGGTGATGGCGGCGGTCGGCAGGTCGTACGCCGCGAACGTGCAGGCGCGCGACCACTGGTAGAGCGATGGCAGCTCGTCGTATGCCGTGAGGTCGAGCGTGTAGGTCGTGCCCTTCTCGATGGTGCCGCCCTCGATGAGCGCGGCCACGTCAACCGTCGTCGTGCAGGTGGTGGACGTGAGCACGGTCGAAGCCGTCATATCGACGGTCTGGTAGGGCGTCGCCGCCTTGTGCAGGCGGGCGCGCACGTTCGTGTACGCGTTGTCGGTGCGTGTGAAGCGGATTACGATGCTGGACGTCGATGCGATCACGCCGCCGCTCGGCGTGCAGTCGATGATGTTGATTGCCGCCATGCTACGCTATCGCCCCCATCCTGCGCCTGCCGCTCACGCGCTCCGCGACGGTATCGAGCGCCCGCGCGAGGATGGCGTCGGACGCGACGAGGTTGCCGTCGATGTAGTAGTTGTTGGTGACGCCCGCCTTGCCGCCGTCCATCTGCGCGGCGATTCCCGCGGCGTACTTGCTGAAGTAGGGCTCGTAGGACGGCCAGACCAGCTCCGCGCCCTTCTCGCCCACGCCGGACGCGAAGACGGTGGGCTGGTCGATGATGCCGCCCTTTGCGTACCACTCGATGCCGATGGACGGCACGCCCTGGGTTATCCAGTCGAGCGGGTTCACGCTGCCGCTGATGCTGAAATGCGGCAGCGGGATGTGCGGCCAGTGGAACTCGAAGTTGAAGAAGCCCTTGATCGCGTCGATGGCGCTGCCCACGGCGTCCTTGGCCTTGTTTATCGGGTCTTCGATGGCGGTCTTGATGCCGTTCCAAACGTCGGACGCAACGGACTTGATGCCGTCCCATACCGACGATGCGGTGGACTTGATGCCGTCCCAGATGGTCGAGAGCGATGCGGCCATGCCCTCGAAGTCGCCGTTGACGAGCGCCACGACGAACGACACAACGCCCTCGATGGTCGTCTTGATGCCGTCGAAAATCTCGGAAACCTTGTCGAGCATGCCGTCCAGCAGCGGCGTCACGGCCGCGATGGCGGTGCCGACCCACTCCGTGACGGTGGTGGCGACGGTCACGACGCCGCCCGAGATCGTCTCGAACAGCGAGAGGAGCTTGGGCGCCATCTCGTCCACGAACGGCGCTATGACGTCCGCCACGCCTTGGAACGCGGGCATGAGGTACGTCTGCGCGGCGGCCTGCAGCTCCGCGAACTTCTCGCCGAGCCTGTCGAGCACGCCGTGGATGGCGTTCATGCCGTCGCGCACCTTGTCGGCGGCGTCGCTGCCGAACGTGTCCTCGATGAAGCCCATGAACGTGTCGCGCAGGCGCGGGAGCGCCTCCGCGGCGGCCGCGGGCAGCGCCTCGAAGATGCCCTTGATCGTCTCGCCGATGCGCGGCACGACGTTGCCGAGCCACGTGAAGAGCGAGTCGAAGACGGCCTTGACCGCCGTGTCTATATCGTCCCCGCCGCCCGCGAGGGACGTGAGCAGGTTGCCCCATGCGCCCTGCAGCATGCCCCACGAGCCGCTGATCGTGGACGCGGCCTCGGCGGCGGTCGTGCCGGTTATGCCCATCTCGGTCTGGATGGCGTGGATTGCCGACACGACGTCGGAGTAGTTCTCGATGTCGTAGTGGATGCCCGTCAGCTTCTCGGCGTCTGCGAGCAGGCGCTCCATCTCGGTCTTGGTGCCGCCGTAGCCGAGCTTGAGGTTGTCGAGCATCGTGTAGTTCTGCTTTGCGAAGCCTTGGTACGCGTTCTGGATGGCCGACATGTCGGTGCCCATCTTGTTCGCGTTGTCGCTCATGTCGCGGATTGCCACGTCGGCGAGCCTCGCGGCCTCGGACGTGTTGCCGCCGAGCGACGAGACGAGCGCCGCCGCGAAAGCGGTGGACGTCTCCATGTACTGGTTCGCCGTCAGCCCCGCCGTCTGGTACGCCTTCTGGGCGTTCTCCATGAGCGAGTCCGCGGCGTCGCCGTACAGCGTCTCCACGCCGCCCACGAGCTGCTCGTAGTCGGCATAGGAATCGACGGCGGCCTTGGTGAGCTCGCCCATCTTCTTGACGAGCTCCACGACGCCGAGCGCCGCTATGACCTTGCCGGCCATGCCGCCCAGCGAGCCGAGCATGCTGCCCGAGAACGCCGCGCCGCCCTGCGCGCCCGCGGAGCCCATAGCGCCCTCGACGGTCTTGCCGAAGCCCTTGTCCATCGCGGGCATGATGGTTACGTACGCGGAGCCGACCTCTGCGTTTGCCATTAGTCACCTCCGTAATACCATTCGTCGAAGTCTGCGATGGGTATCTCGCCCTTGCCGACGTGCTGCACGCCGTCGGATACGCCGGGCCGCGGTATCGGCTTGGGCTTCTTCGCCCGCACGCCGTGCCAGCGCAGGAGCATGAACTGCAATCCCGCGAGCTGGTCGTGTATGGCCGCGAGCAGCATGTCGTTGCGTTGCCCCGTGAGCCACGACGCGTCACCGTCCATCTCCTGCTTGAGCGCGGAGTCGGGCGGCAGGTAGCGCACGAACGACAGCAGGGCGCCCTCGGGGAGCGCCCCGCCGATGTCCGATGCGAGGTAGCGCGTGCGTGTCATGAGGTCGTATTCGAGCGCCCCGCCGTGGTCTGCTACGACGGCGGCGAGGCCGATCATTCCCCCAGTGACGGGGAGTCGATGAGCGTGCGCTGCTCCGTCCAGACGGTGAGCAGCTTCTTGAGCTGGTCGTCGCCGATTTCGAGGATGGCGTCGCCCAGATACTTGACGAAGAACGCCTTGATGGCGTCCTGCTCGTCGCCGGCCTTGCCCATGAGCTTGAGGTCGGCGTCGTTGAACGTGACGGGGAGCTGCTTCTCGTCGCCCGCCATGTTGACGGTGATGGTCGGTCGCTCGATTGTCTCGAAGTCGAGACGCGCCACCTGCGCCATTAGGCGGTCGCCTGCCCGTCGTCGTACAGGAAGTAGATGCACTTGCCGTCGTCGTCGACGCCGCAGTCGAGCGACACGCTCCAGCTGATGGGCTCGTTGGCGACGAAGGTCAGCTCGCCGTCCAGCGTCGGCTGCGCGTTGGGGAGCGCGAGCCGGATGCGCTGCTCGCCGTCCTTCATGTTGAACGCGAACGCCTTGGCGGGAGCCAGCTCGGGGCCGATGGCGACCGTGATCTTCTCGCCTGCGGTGGTGGTCGCGGCGGTGACGGTGACGTTGTCCTCGCCGAACAGCATCTTGAGCGTCTCGACGTCGGTCTGGATGAAGGTGAACGTCACGGTGCCCGTGAAGTCCTCGAGCAGCGTGCGGACGTGGCCGAGCGACCAATCCTGGATTGCGGTCGTGCTCTGGTCGAGCGACAGCGACACGCCGTCCACGCTCACGTAGCCGCCGCTCTTCCACGTGGCGGTGGGGAGTGCGGTGCGGGCGTCGGTCGGCATGGCGGTGCCGACGGGTGCCCAGTTGACGGCGCCGACGGTGCCCGACTGGTCGGGAGCGCCGACGATAACCTTCTTGGCGTTGATAGCCATTGGCTACCCCTTTCGAATCAGTTTTCGTAGATGTTGGTGGCTAGGTCGAAGCTGACCTGCCACACGAAGCCGCCGCCCTCGATGTGGCCGAGCTGCGCGATCTCGGGCGCGCCCACGGCGTTGATGCGCTCGTGGACGCCCACGAGGTCGGGCACGGCCTTGGCGCAGGCGAACGACAGCGCCTCGCCCTCGGCGTCGGCGTCAGTCCAGAATTGGACGGTGATGCGCGGGTAGTCGTGCGGGTACTCGCACGTGCCGCCCGTGCGGTTCACGACGGCGAACGGGCGCGGCTGGTCTGCCTGCGGGTAGGTGGACGCGGGCATGCCGAACGTCTCGGACGCCCACGCGATGGCGGTTTCGAGCGATGAGAAGCGCATGCCCTTATCCCTTCAATGCTTTCTGCAGCGTCATGTGCATGGCGTTGGAGTTCATGGCGTG